GACTCAGGGCATGCCCTGGCGTGTGCGCAGGTGGGACGTACGCTATTTGAGAAAGCGATGGGTGGCGACACTACCGCGATGATCTGGTGGAGTAAGACGCAGATGGGGTGGAGAGAGCGCAACGACGTCGATGTCACTGTACGTGAATCGAAAGCACCACCACGGCTATCAAAAGAACTACTCGATCAAATAAAGCATGAAATCTATGGACTCTGACCGCGCACCAGTCCGACTCTATCCGTACCAGCGCACCTGGGTGGGTGACCAGGCACGCTACAAGATCGCGCGGTTCTGCCGACAGAGCGGGAAAACGTTCTCCACCACGCTGGAGATCGTTACATCGGTATTGGATGCGGCCGCTGCCGGTTGCCGAGAGCGATGGGTCATCCTGTCTCGTGGGGAGCGGCAGGCGCGAGAGGCCATGGACGAGGGCATAAAACGTCACGCTTATGCGTTTCAGGCGGCATTTTCCGAGCACTCATACGATTGGCAGGGGGCCGGGGCAACGTATCGAGCCGACGAGGTGGTCATGCCTGGAGGCTCGCGGATCACGGCCCTACCAGCTAATCCAGATACGGCACGTGGGTATTCCGCCAACGTATTCCTGGACGAGTTCGCACACCACCAGGACTCGCACGCGATCTGGGCCGCTCTGTTCCCGGTGGTGTCCCGACCCAGGCTGAAACTGCGGATCACCTCTACCCCGAACGGAATAACAAATAAATTCCACGAGATATTCACGGCCACGGATAGCGTGTGGTCAAGGCATTCGGCAGACATCCACCAGGCAGTGGCCGATGGACTCCCACGGGATATAGCCGAGCTTCGGCGGGCGCTAAACGACGATGATATCTGGGCGCAAGAATACGAACTGCAATGGCTCGATGAGGCCAGCGCATGGCTGCCGCTTCAGTTGATCATGAGTTGCGAGGACGAGTCGGCCGGCCGCCCAGACCTGTACGATGGCGGCCCGTGTTACATCGGTGTGGATATCGGCACCAGACGCGACCTGTACGTGATATGGGTGTGCGAGCAGGTGGGCGATGTGCTCTGGACCCGGGAAATCATAGCTCGCCAGCGGATCAGTTTCGCCGAACAGGATCAACTGCTGCGCGAGGTGTTCGCACGCTACCGAGTGGTGCGATGCTGCATCGACCAGACGGGCATGGGCGAGAAGCCGGTAGAGGACGCCACCATGGAGTTCGGAGCGCATCGGATCGAGGGTATCACATTCACCCAGCCAACTAAGCTGACCCTGGCCACTCAAGGCAAATCCATCATGGAGTCGGCGCGGATACGGTTCCCATTAGAGGATTTTCAACTTAGGTCCGATCTGCACAAGCTCCGCCGTATCCCATCCGCCACCGGGGCGCCCAGATTCGTCGCGGACGCAGACGGGTCCGGCCACGCCGACCGTGCATGGGCATGCTTTCTGGCCGTCAATGCGGCAGCCGATCCGATACCCACGATTGAGTTCATGAGCACACACCACCGGCGCACGACGTACACCAGCATCGGGAGGTTTTAGGGATGGCCGTATCGCGGATCATACGACGTGCGCCAATCACCTCGGAAATCGCTACCTCTGCAAATGATATCGATTACTTATCTGGCTATCTCGGCAGACTGGAAAATCCCGATACCGTACTCCAATATGAGAGCGCTGGTCGTGGGGTGCGGATTTACGAGGACATGGAGCGAGACTGGCAGGTATTCTCGGCGCTCCAGGTCCGCAGCCTGGCGCTTCAGTCCCGCGAATGGTCTGTTACGCCTGCTTCCGAAAAACGCGCCGACATAAAAATAGCTGATTTAGTTACCAATGTTTTCAAGCGCGCCAACTTCGACGCGCTGACACATTCCCTCATGCAGGCAGTGCTCACCGGTTACAAACCCGTGGAGATCATGTGGGAGAGGAGCGAGGGTGACATCTGGATCGAGGATTTCCGTGGGCGACGCCCGAGCAGGTTCCAATTTGACAAGCGATACAGGCTCAGGCTTCTCACGCCGGCAAGCATCGTGGAGGGGGAACTGGTTCCAGAGCGAAAATTCGTCGTCTGGTCCTACGGAGGACATGATCACAATCCCTACGGGGTGGGACTCGGAAACAGGCTCTATTGGCCAGTGTGGTTCCGAAAAAATGGGGTCAAATTTTGGGTCCGATTTGCCGAGAAATTCGGGACGCCGACAGCCGTTGGGAAATACCCTCCTGGGACCGATCAGGCCAGCCGCGAGACGCTCACGGACGCAATCGCCGCAATTGAGCAAGAAACAGGTATCACCATCCCGGACACCATGGCAATCGAACTGCTGGAGGCGCAGCGCCAATCGTCAGCCAATACCTATGCCGATATGTGCGGGTATTTCGACCGCGCGATTGCGAAAATCATCCTGGGCCAAACGCTGACTACCGAGCCAGGGACCAGCGGGTCATACAGTCTCGGGCAGGTCCACAACGATGTGCGCATGGACCTGCTGAAATCAGATGCCGATCTGATGTGCGAGCGGATCAATAACACCGTAGTGCGATGGCTAGTAGACTATAATTTCCCGGCACCAGCGCAATATCCGCATGTTTGGCGGCGCACGGAGCCGCCGAAGGACCTGGCCGCGCTGGCCGCGCGTGACAAGATCCTCCTGGTGGATATGGGGATGGGGGCCCGTGTGCCGGAGACCTATATCCAGGACACCTACGATATCCCATTAGCGGCGGATGGTAAGCCGACGATAACGGCCCAACAGTTTGCTCCGACCGGCGCGGGTCAGTCAGCACTACAGTTGGCGTCGGCGCGACAATTTGCGGAGCAACGGCCGGAGGTATCTGGGCAGCAGGCCGTGGATGCACTGGCAACAAACGTATCGATAGCCACCGCGCCGGACATGGATGCAATGCTCCAGCCGGTTATCGATGCCGTTGGAGGTGCGACTGATATCGGTACATTGGGCGCGGCCATTTACGCGATCTACCCAGCGATCTCGATGGATCGGTTCCAGACGCTGTTGGCGCTGGCTATGTTCGCTGCGGCGGCAGAGGGTAGACTGGCGGTGACCCGTGAGCAGTAGCACCCCGGCATTCTCACTGGATCTGTCGTTCGACGAGGCCGTGGCGTATTACGAGGCGAAGGGCCTAAAGCTATCGCCGGACTCATGGCGAGATCTGTGGGAGACCGCGCACGCACGGGCTTTTACCGTGGCGCGGGTGACAGAGATGGACATGCTCATGGACATCAAAATAGCGGTCGATCGGGCGATAGCTGATGGCGTAAGACTGGATGAATTCCAAGAGCAATTGACGGACCTACTGTCGCGCCGTGGCTGGTTCGCTCCGACCGGGAAAGATGCAATTATGGAGATGCCCGACGGCACGGAGCGGAAACGGCTCACCCCGTGGCGGATCGAGACGATATACCGCACCAATATGCAGAGTGCTTACAGCGTTGGCCGATACGAGCAGATGATGGAGGTAGCCGATAGCCGGCCGTACTGGTGCTACATGGCGATCATGGACGGCCGCACCCGGCCTGGGCATGCCGCGATGAACGGTATGACGTATCGTTACGATGACCCGATCTGGGGCGAGTGGTATCCGCCGAACGGCTTCAATTGCCGATGTTATGTGAAAACTCTCAGCGCACGCCAGGTCTCGGATCGCGAGATACCGGTCCAGACGGGGCCGACAGATGTGCTACCAGACGAGGGGTGGCGCTATCATGTGGGCCAGGCCGGGATGAATCCTCCGGGTGTAGACCTGGATGCATATCCGGAGGAGTTGGCGGCGCGCTACAGGAGGGATAAAGATGGTGGATGATCACGCATTAGATCAGCACCAGGTGGAGATCTTCTCCGCCGGAACGCATACGGACAGCGCTGGGGTCACCCACACGTTCACGGCCGATGACCTTCGGCAGATTGCTGAATCGTATGACCCAGGATATCATGAGGCGCCTGTAGTGATCGGTCACCCGGCTACCGACTCCCCCGCCTACGGATGGGTGAAAGCGTTACAGGTCGTTGGCGACAAACTGGTGGCAACGATCTCCATGGTGAGCGAGTTCGCCGCTGCGGTGCGGGCCGGTCTGTTCAGGAAACGGAGCGCGAGTCTATATCGTGATCTTGGTGGGCGCGGTATGTACCTGCGGCACGTCGGGTTCCTGGGTGGTGCGCCGCCGGCGGTAAAGGGCCTTGCCGACTTGCAACTAGATGACGGGGGGCGGGCGCTCATGTTATTCAACGACAACACGGAGGAGGAGGGGACAATGGCGTGGAAAGATTGGTTCAAAAAGGCAATTGATGAGATGCCGGACGACGGCTCTGGGGTACCCACCAATGCTGGGCTGGCTCCGATGACGGCGACCTATTCGGAGGATGACATCAAGACGGCCGTGGAGAAGGCGGCCAAGGACGCGGCTGATAAAGCCAAAGCCGAAGCGGTGGCCGAATTCGCCGAGCGCGAGGCCGCGACGGCACTTGCCGCCAAGGTCGAAGCGCACCGGGCCGAGGCGGCCGCCAGGATCAATGCAATGGCGGCCGATAGTAAGGGGCATGTGACCCCGGCCATGCTGCGGACCGGCCTGGTCGAGTTCGCGCAGGCCCTACCATGGGCCGAGGAGTTGGAGTTTGCCGAGGCTGGCAAGGCGACCCCATATGAATGGTTCTGCAAGTTCCTGGACGCCCTGCCGACTGCGGTGGATTACTCAGAGTTTGCCGGCGGGGCCGGGCAGCCCGTGGTAGGTGATGCGGCTGCGAAACTCAGCGCAATGGTTGCCGCCAAGCGCCAGGACGACAAGGCACTCAGCTATTCCGAGGCGTTTGAGACGGTCCAGCGTGAACATCCGGAATTGGTGGCGGAATACATGAACACGTTTGCGGCGTGATAGCCGATGGGAGAGGGATGGAATGGCTACTGAAAACAGAGTATTGACCGTGAATTTCCCGGCGGCCGAGGATCTCACCAATGACCAATATCGGATCATGGTCCTGACATCGTCTGGGACCGTGCAACGCCCAGATGCCGCGACCGATATCCCGATTGGCGTGCTTCAGAATGCGCCGGCTAGCGGGGAGGCCGCGGCTGTGTGCGTGTTGGGCAGCGGCGGGATCTCCAAAGTGGTTCTTGGGGCGACGCTCGCTACCGGGGCAGCCGTGGCGCTGGAATATGTCGGCGCGACTGATGCCGGTAAAGCGAAAGCGGCCGCGACTACCGCATACACCATTGGAGTACTCACCAGGGGAGGCGTGGAAGACGATCTCGGGAGCGTCTTGCTCGCGCCGATGACCGTTAAAGCGTAACTGGGACTGACCATGAGGAGGATATAAAATGCCGCAGCCTAATATGAGAGCGATGACTGTTACTGGGCCGCTCGCTAATATATCGGTGGCGTACCGCAATAGAAGCTACATTGCCGATAGGGTTTTCCCAATCATTGATAACGCACCACCGGATGCCAAAATCGCGAGGTATCTCAAGGGGGCCTGGTTCCGGGATGAAGCCGGTATCCGGGCACCTGGGACCAGAGCGACCAGGGGAGGATATCCTACTGACTTCATTTCGGTCTCCGTGAAGGAGTACGCATTCGCGAAGGAGGTCACCGACGAGGACCGCCGCTACAGCCGTGTCGCTGGTGCCGTATCGTTTCGTCCGGATCAGGACGCAATTGAGTTCGCTTCCGACAAAATCGATCTATCGAAAGAGCGAAGGGTAGCGTCCACGATCCTCGGTGGTACGTGGAGCGGGATGGCTGGTGAAGACGCCACGGGGCTCTGGGCCCCAAATGACGCCACCAACACATTCATCACGGACGTCGAGACCCGGATCGAGACCATCCGAGGCAATACTGGTCTGCGGCCGAACGTGCTGGTCATGTCGGCCAATACGCTGAGCAGCGTAAAACAACTGGATGCGTTGCTCGATCGTATCAGGTACACGGAGCGAGGGATCGTTACCTCTCAGTTGCTCGCCAGTCTGTTTGGCCTGGACGAGGTGCTGATCGGTGACGCGATCTATTCGAGCGCCAATGAGACCTATGCAGGCAGCGATTTTACCGCCGTTAACATCTGGGAAAAAACGGCCACCAAGGGCAGCGCGTTCCTATGCTATCGGCCGCCGAGCGTAGGGCTGAAAGTCCCGATGGCCGGGTGTCAGGTGCGGTGTCCGTATGATAGCGGATTGTCGCGGCGGACCACCGTGTGGAATGAGCCGGCGGAACACCAGGATGTGTACGAAGTGGCAGAGAATACCGATATCGTACGGACTGGATCGGATCTCGGATTCCTTTGGTATGATACGATTCTCACCTAATAACTCGTGAGGTGATGCCATGGTACGCGTGAGATATGCTGGACCGGTAATCCTACCGACAGGGATGGATCTGAAACTCGCCAGAATCGGAGTCGGAATTCCTGGTGGGACGCCGGTCCAATTATCGTTTGGTGACGAGTGTTTGGTCCCGCGCTCGATGCTTGACGATCTGCTCTCGGATCCCGATAGCAGATTCGAGGTCGTGGCTGCTCACGAGCCCATCCCTACCAGGGTGACACCGGCCGAGAGGCCGAAAGCGCGGCGTGCGGCATCACCTCTTAAACGCAAGGGGACCGGCTAATGGCATATTCGACCCTGGAGGACATCTGGGCGCAATCGGACGCGACGGACCTGAGGCAACTGACGGACGATACAGGCTCTGGGACCCACGACGAGGCCGTGGTGGCCCGCGCGATTGCCGATGCCGATGAGGAGATAGACGGTTATCTGGGGTCGCGATACGCACTTCCGCTATCTGCTGTCCCGGGTGTCATACGTAAATATTCGGTCGATATCGCAATATACAATCTCCATTCAAGGCGCGGTGATACGATGCCGGATATCCGGCGGGAACGCTACGAGCACACAGTGGCTTTCCTGGGGATGGTCGCTCGTGGGAGTATTAGTCTTGGGGGCGACGACCCTGATGGCAATCCGCCAGAATCTGGCCATGCTGAATATTTATCCGATGATCGCGTGTTTACCACGGCGATAATGGGGCGGTTCTGATGCCTGACAGCATCAATGTTGTCGTCAATAGCTACCAGGTAACGCAGATGCTAAAGCGGCTGCTCGGTAGAGTGGATAATCCACGGCCTGTCATGGCCGAGATAGGCGAGATCGTCGTTGAGTCCGTGCAGCGCAATTTCGAGGAGCACCAATCTCCAGACGGTGCTCGGTGGGCTGCGCTATCGGATAAGTACGCAGCATGGAAGGTGCTGGTAAAAGGGCGTAACGCAGATGATATCCTGATCCTAAATAGGATCCTGATGGGGTCGATCCACAAGACCGCAAGTGCCCATGAGGTCAGGATCGGGACGAATATCGATTACGCGGCGACCCACCAATTTGGGGAGGCTACACGACACATCCCGGCTCGGCCATTTCTCGGGATACGGGATGACGACTGGCCGGAGATCGAGGCGGCTATTCAACGGCATTTATTCGCGGTGGGGCTGTAATGGGCTATCTGATAACTGAAATCGAAGACGGTATTTTGGCGACGTTGCAAGCCGAGGCCAGCCTGGAGAGCGTTGTTACGTGGGAGGTACTGACCGATCTGCGTCGGGAGACATGGCAGCGGCTGATCCGCCGCTATCCTGCGATAGGGGTACTATCGCAACACGGTACCTATGATTACGGCATACCGTCCGTGCAGGATGAGACGGGGACATTCGCGATAATTTGCATCCACCGTAATCTGAGATCGGCAGCGGAGGCGCTAAGGGGGACCACGGGTGAAATCGGAGTATGGGACATGATCGATGCCTGCCGGAACGCCATGCTGAATAGTACGTTGGGCGGACTGGACCTTATTGATTGCATGCCGGTGCGCCGACAACTGCTATTTGCGGCTGGCGATTGGGCCGCGGCATCTCTGGATGTGGAAATAATGTGGCGGCATACGCCGCTAGGAGGTGATTGATAATGCTCACGAGAAAAGCCGTGGTCTTGGCAAAAATCCAGCCGACTATTGATGTAGACCCGGTCCCAACAGCGGCTGATAATGCGATCCTATGCGGGGTCCCGACGCTGAAGCCCGTATACGAGAAGGTGGAACGAAAATTTGTAAATCAAAGTTTGTCCCCGCTGGGTAACGTCCATTTCGGCGAATTGGTTGAGGTATCGTTTGACGTTGAACTGAAGGGATCCGGCAT